GCGCGCACGCGCGGCTGCCCGATGTGGGCGCCGTACATGATCGACACCTTCCCGGCCGGGATTCCGAAGTCGGTGCAGTCGCGCACGAGCTCGTCCTCGGCCGCACGCGCGTCCATGTTCCCGAAGTAGTTCTGGACGATGAGGTAGAGCTGCGGGTCGGACTGGAAGAGCAGCGCGGGCAGGAAGCGCGCCTTGAACGGAACGAGGTTGACGCGGAGCCGAAGCTGCGGCTTGACCGTGCGGATGGCGCGGACCGCCTCGGTGACGAACGCCGAGAGCTTGTCGTCGGGGACGCCCTCGATGTTCAGCTCGAGCGCTCCGACCGATAGCCGGTGCGTGTCGCCGAGCGCCTGCGCCGCGTACTCGGCTGCCGACTTACCGTGCGGCGGCGGCTCCCAGAGCGCGACGAAACACTCGCTGTTTCGGACGACCTGTTTCTCGAGGTTGCCCGCCTCGCGCGGGAGGAAGAAGTCAGTTACCCCGAACGCCGTCTTGATCAGCGGGACGCGATGGCGCAGCTTGTCGACGAGGTTGCTGGACGGGATGATCCAGCACCCGAGTCGTCCATCTCCGAAGACGTGCGCGCCTGCCATGACGCGCTTATCGGCCGGTGACTACTTGGCGGCGGTGTTCGGGACGATGTACGTCGCGCCGAAGAGGGCGACGAAAGCTCCTGCCGCCACGAGCCACTCGTTCGTCGAGATGGTCGAGCCGTCGACCGTGGCCGAGACGAGGGAGGCGATTCCGCCTCCGATACCCGCCACGAGCGCCTTCAGTACCGAGTTGATGTAGGCAACCATGCCGCACCTATCGGAACCTCCGATGGGTACGCGGTGGCGCCTACATGGTGTAGACTGAGAGCACATAGAAAAGCCCCGGCGCGCGGGAACGCCCGGGGCACGGCATCAGGAGGTTGAGGCTCCCAATGCAGACCTACCGTAACACCGTCGTCAGGCTTCCTCTCGTCCTGGCGCTTCTCGTCGTGGCTCTGTGCTTTGCTTCGCAGGTGCAGGCCCAACGAAGTGACAAGCTCAAGACGGTCGCCTCCGAGGCCGTGGGGCGCGACGTGGCTATCCGACACGTTCCCTCCACCGTGCTGCGGTTCGACCTGAACTCGGACACCATGTGGCTAGACACCTTCACGTACGACATCGTGAGCGGGTTCCCGCGGCGTAACTCGTGGAGGCCGATCGATGACGTGGCGGCGTTCGCCAACTTCACGCACGAGTTGGGGCACGCGGCAAAGGGGATCATCGACGATCCGACCTACACCGGTCCGGATTCCGGTCCCCAGGATCCCACAGAGCTGTACGCGGAGCGGTGGGCTCAGCAGAACCGCTACCACATCGCGCGCCTGCTCGGATTCGGGCCGCGAGCGGCGAAGGAGCTATCTCGCAAGGCGACGGCCTGGTCGCTCCAGCACTGGGGCGAAGGCTTCGCGCAGGGCTAGCGCATCCGGTACAGCGTCGCGACTTCCACCGTTGACAGCACGCGGTCCCAGATGGCGAGCTCGTCGATTGAGACGGCGGCGTCCGTGGTCGCGTGCGTGAAAGCGTTGGCGTTGTCGGCGATGCCCGACGTGTAGGACTGCGGCGTGCCCGAGATGGCGCCGTTGACGTACACGTAGGCTTTCCCCTCGTTCCCCGTGCGCGCAGTCGGCGTGTAGTTGGCGAAGATGGAGAGCTTGCGCGAGTCGGAGGCTCCCGGCGTGCCGAAGGGATCGGGAGCCGTAGCCGTAGGCGGTGGGGGTACAGGATTCCCGCTCGGAGGCTGCGTGAGCGCGTGCACCTTCGTCTTGCGCGTGCCGCCGGTCGTCTCGTAGCCGACACGCAGCACACCGTGTGAGGAACCGCCGATGAAGCTGAGCCAGTAGTCGCCGGCGGTCGCGTAGCCCGAGAGTGGAAGCGTGAGCCAGCCATCGACGTTCTTGGCGCCGAGCGGCTCGCCCAGTGGGTCGTTCACGGGCACGGGCGCCGACTGGCATAGAAGCGCGCTCGGAGCCGCGGAGCTGTCGCGGTACACCGCACCGATCACGTACATCGGAACGACGGCGCCTCCCATGATCTTCACGTTCAACTGGAGGTCGGTGATGATCCCGTCCTCGGGCATCGTGAAGAGGCCCGCTTGCAGGTTTTGGAAGCCGGTGGCGTCCCAGTTGAAGGTGTTCTTGTTGTACGAGTAGTCGCCCCACAGCAGTTCCTCCGTAGCCCCGAACGACGTGTAGCCGAACTGAGCGGTGCCCGAGTACTCCTGGTTCAGGATGCAGACGACGTGATGCCAGACGCCGGTTGCTAGTGCCGAGGTCGTGACCGTGACGTTCGAGCCGCCGTTGTCGAGTCGCCATAGGAGTTGACCCGACGTGTTCATCTGAAGCCGGTAGCTCGAGGCTTTGTCGAAGATCGTCTTGGTGGAGCCAGGAAGCGCCGCCACCTTGATGAAGCAGGAGATGGAGATGGAGCTCGTGATGGACAGGGAGGTCGAGTCGGCGACGGTGAACGAGTCCGTGGAGCCGTCGAAGGAAAGCGCCTGATTGGCGTCGAAGGTGAGCGCCCCGGAGACGAGCGAGGGCGTGGAGCCCACTGTCATCGGGTTCGTCCGCATCACGTCGTCCATCAGCTGTTCACGTCCATGCGCCAGAGGCTGACGGGATCTGAGAGGACGACGGCGCCGAGGTAGTTGCCAGACGTGCGCGGCGAGAGCTTGAAGGTGAAGAGCCACGGCTGTCCGGGCGGCGCCGAGACAGTCTTCCCCTCGATGAAGCACTCTTGCGTGATCTGCGCCCCGGTCCACGTCGGCCCGGTTCCGCGCTTGACCGTGACGAGATCGGACACCCGCAGCTCGAGGCAGTCGATCAGCGCGGCGCTCGGAGACGAGCTCGCGGTGACGTCCACCGTCACCGACTCGAAGTTCCTGGTTGGCCAAGCGGTGTCGGCGAGCAGAAAGCGCGCCTGTTCGAGAGCCGCGTCATTCGTCAGGAGCTGCGTCGATCGTGAAGCCGCCCGCAGCCCGTAGCGATGTCGCGATACCGAGTCCGTGACCGTCTGGACCGCGGCGCCCGCTACCGACGAGTCGGGTGTCACCGACCAGCGATTGATGATGCGCGTACGGTCGAACACGCGCGACATGTCCTGGTAGACGATGCCGCCCGCGTTGTCGGTGAACGTCGCTTGTGAGGTGATCGAGCGCGTATCCGTCGCGCGATGGATCGAGTCGTGGAAGGTCGCCACACCGTCGACGTCGACAAAGAAGACGCCGCGCTCGGAGTCGGCGAGCGCCTGGATCGCAGAGAGCGCATCACCGGTCAACTCCTGCTCAACAACCACGTACTGGCCCGTATCGATGTCCCGCTTTGCGACCGGCCACGCCGCGATATCGAGGATCGCGTCGATCTGCTCGCCAGTGAACCCGATCGGGATCGTCCCCTCGAGCTCGGCCTGCGAGAGAAGGTCGAAGCCGTCCACGCAGTTGAGCGGCACGCCCATGAGCCGCGGCGCTAGCTGCTCTTGCGGCCAGCCATCCGCATAGCCCTCGAACACGGGATACGTGGTCGCGCTCCACACCGCCTGGATGCGAAGCCGCTTGAGGGGCAGCACGTTCGGGGACAGGTCCGAAGAACCGTTGTCGGGATCGAACCGGCGCGTGGTGTCGTTCAGCGTCAGCGAGGCGCTGCCCGCCTGCATCTGATCCCGCTCGTACTGACGGTTGCCCGCCGTGCAGGTGAACTCCCGCACAGCCGAGGCGAGTGGTGAATACGTGCCCGTGCCCCCGTTGCGTGACTCGTACAGGAAAGCCGCCGTCTCGGCGTCTACCCCTTCATTCCACACCGCCCAGTCGTCGAGCGAACAGGCCGTCTCGGTAACGCCCGTGCCCTGGACGAACACGGTATGAGTCGCGCCCACCTGCGAGATGGTGTTCGTTCCGGTGACGGTGAGCGCAGTGGGAAAGCTCGCCGTCTGCGTGTAGCAGGCAATGCTCATGTTCGTGCCCGCCGCGTCGAAACGCTCCGAGCCCGAGTCCGCCGTCCATGTCCCGTTCGCGCGCGAGCCGAAGAAGTCAACCCGCAGCGCGTTCGCGATGGCGGGGATATGCGATGCGGTCGCGTGGGTTGCGCTCGCCGAAAGCTGGACGTTCGAGTAGACGGCGTTGCACAGCGGCACCGTCGCATCGAAGGTGCCGGTGGGAATGCGAATGATCCCGATGACGTAGGGCATCGCATCGAGCGAGCCGGCGTTGCGGGACTCCCACGAGTAGGACGCGGGCTCCGAGCCGGTGGCGATCTTCATCCACACCTGGCTCCACGTCCCGAGCCCCGAGGTCGGCTCCTCGGCCGACAGCAGCTCGAAGTTGGAGCCGGTCCCGTCGTCGGGATAGTCCACCTGGTTCGGGTTCACCCCGTCGTGGGTCGCGACGTGAGCGAGCAGCAGGTCGCCGCTCGCCGTGCTCGCCGGCTTCGTGCCGACGAGGGTGGAGGCGTTGCCCGAGTTCGTCGCCGCGGTACCGAACGTCGCCACCGTCGTCGAGACGCCGCCCGCGAAGAGGATCGGCATATCGGTGACTTCGACGCCTGCCGTGTACGCGGTCGAGGTGTCGAGCACGCCATTGATGTAGAGCGCGGCCGTCGCGCCGTCGTAGCTGCCGAGCACGTAGTACCACGTCCCCGTCGCCAGCACCGTGCTCGAGGTGAGCGACGCGAGGGAGGCGTCGTTCTTGACGTGGAAGCGCACCTTGCCATCCGAGCCGAGCTGAAAGAGCCAGCTCCCGTGCTTCCCCACGAGGTCTACGGTGGAGCCGGGAAGCGATGCGACCTTGACCCATCCGTCCACCGCAACGGGGCCATTGAACGAGAGGCTCGTCGAGGAGGGAACGAAAGCGGAATCGCTCGCGCCGTCGAAGGTGAGCCCGAGGTCGGAGTCGTAGGAGTAGGGCCCCGCCGTCGTCGCGGGCGTCGACACCATCGTTCCGTCGTTCGCCCCCCGCTCGTCCAGGAACGTCGAGGTGGAGTTCGTGCGCCAGAACGAGACAACCCCGGGCAGCGTCGAGTGAATGTCGGAGTAGGAGCCGAGCGGGTTTGCCTGGAAGTCGCACCCGACGTCGAGCGTCGGGATGCTCATGAGCGCCTACTCAGTCCGTTCGTGCCGTTCTGCATCTCGTACTGAAGCGAGTGCTTCTGAACGAGTGCGAAGAGTTCCCTCTCGGCGATGACCGAGCCGTGAACGTGGATCGTAAGTCCGCCCCCTCCGAGCCGGTGATTCGGTGTCACGCTCGAGCCGCGCGGCAGGCCGACGAGCTCCGGCCCCTGCTCTCCGACGAGCGCCATTCCGCCGGCGAAGTTCTGCGTACCACGTGCGAGGTGCGGAATGTCGATCGGGTCGATGTGCTTATCCGCTGCGAATGGGATCGGGATCGTGATCTCGAGCGCAGAGTTCACCCGGTCGATGAGGGCATTGATCGCCGCTCGGACCGCCTCGCCGATGGCGCCACCGACTGCGCTCGCGGCGCCCGCGAGTCCCTCCGCGATTCCGGAGACGACGGCCTTGCCGAGTGCGAACGCCGCCGAGAAGAACGCCTTTTGCAGACTGAGGATGAGTCCAGGAATGGCCTTGAGTGCGTTCAGCATCACTCCCGGCAGCGCCTTGAGTCCCTCCCCGATCGCCGCAACAATGCTCTTGCCGAGCTCGAGTGCCGCCTTTCCGATCGTCCCCATCCACAGCTTTATCACCTCGACGAGCATCCGCATCGCGTTTCGCACGATCGCTACGACCGAATCCCACACCTGCGACCAGTCGCCATCGATGATCGCCTTGACGAGCTTCACGATGGCAACGATCTGATCGATGATGATCTTGAGGATCGGCTTGATCTTCTCGAAGATCGCCTTGGCTTTCTCCATGCTCCGGTTGAACTCGGCCTCGATGCGCGGCCAGTTCACCTCGACCCAGGTCACCACTTCGGTCAGCTTGTTTATCAGTTGCGTGAAGACGGGCAGCAGCTTCGCTCCGATCCGCTCCTGTAGGTTCTCGAACGCCACAGAGAGCCGCTCCTGAGCCGCCGCGGCGGTGGCTCCATGTTTCTCAGCCGCACCGCCGAAGCGGCGCTGAGCCTCGGCCAGTGCGTCGGTCGCGTCCTGGTTCTGCTTCATGCGAATACCGATGCGCGTGAACGCGGTGTCCTGGCCGGCCAGCGCCTTCTCGACCATCTTCGTCGCCGCCTCGAGCGAGATGTTCCGGGCACGGGCGATGTCTGCGGCGAGGCCCATCCCCTCGATCGACTTCTGCACGTCTCCCGACGTTCGCACGAGCTTCGCGAACGAGTCGGAAAGCTCCTCGTCGTCGAGGGCTGCGAGCTTGGAGGTCTTCTGAATCGCCTCGTCGATCGCCTCGCCCTGCTTGCGGTACGAAATGCCCGCGGAGGCGAGCGCCTGCTCTAGTCGCGCCTGCGCCTGCTCGGCCTCCTTCGCGGCGCCGATGGAGCTCTTGAGTCCAACGACCAGCCCCCCGAGCGCCGCGCCGCCAACGGCGAGCGCGGCCATCTTCGACATTCCCTTGAGCCGAGAGCCGAACGATTCGGTCGACTTGCCGGCGCGGTCGAGCTCCCTCCTGAACTTCGAGGCGTCGCCGACAATCGCGATTGCGATCTCGGGACCGGCCACCTATGACGCTCCCTGAGACGAGAAACCAGTGGTCGGAGCGGGCTTCTTCGATGCAGGCGCGTTGTAGCGATACGCGGCGAGCAACTGCGCCGGGGTCAGGTCGTTGAGGTCCACCGGGCGCAGGGCTCCTAGATCGGGGCGCCAGTAGGACTCGGGACGTCGACCGGGATCTCCGAAGACTCCACGGAACTCGCGCCAGAAGAGTCGGCGCCGGAAGCGGGCAGCACGCTCGAGTTTGGCCCACTCCCGTTGGTCACCGGGGGGAGAGCATCAGCCTCCCGGTCATGCTGCACCGAGCCGGCCGCTGCCTGCCACAAGAGGTCCGCCTCAGGAGACTTCCACGGATGGCGCGGGTTGCCGGTGATCTTCCCCTCGCGCATGAGCACGACGAGCGCCAGCCCGATCGCCGAGCCGTACGCGCCTTCGGCCTCCATCTCTTCCGGCGTGCAGCCGGTGAACATCAGAACGGCGTGCAGCTCGAGGCTCGTCATGCCGGAGTCGTCCCAGTCGTACGTACCGTCGAGCTCCGGGTGGACGTTCTGGATCACTACGTTCGCGGCCATGTAGCTCCCTTCAGAAACCAGCTCGCTTGATGACTCCCCGCACGTCTGTCTCGACGTGCTCGATGACTTGCTCTCGCCGGACCGACAGGGCGCGTAGTCCTCGGCGCATCTGAAGCGACCCGTACTCGGGGTGATTGCCCGTCGTGCGCCTGATGCGCTGCTCCACCGACACGCCCCTCGCGCGGACGGCGACGCGGTAGCCCGCAGCCGAGCGCGCATTGACGCTCGACATCAGCCGCTGCCACTCGGCCCGGACGGGCTCGCCCGCAGCCTTGAGCATCCTGCGGAGCTCTTTGTCGATGGAGGCGTCGATCTTGCGGAGTCCGCGCCTTACTTCCTTGAGCCCGGTGACCTGAACCGCGCCCGCGGCCATGACAGGCGCCTACGCGGTCGGGTACGTCATGCCGGCGGTGCCGGCGTTCGTGAAGGTCGCCTCGGTCATGGACATCTCGCCGAGGGCTCCGTTGAGCATTTGATAGCTGAACAGGAGCGCCGACGCGAGCACGGCCGCAGGGTTCGTCGCAGAGCGCGACGCGGACGTTGCGCGGACCTCCACCTGCACGGGAGTAGCCGAGGCGATGAGGGGCTGCAAGACAGCGTGCGTCTTGGAGGCGGCGAAGTCCTGGAAGAAGCGGATGCGAATGCTCGCATCGCCCAAGCCCTTCGTATACGAGCGGTTGGTGGCAGAACCGAACGCGCTGTTTTCCACCTGGTCGCGGTCGTCGCTGACCTCGACCTCGTTCGCATGATCGGAGAGGACGGTGCCGTTGACGATGATGTGCGCGTCGGTGAGGGTGAAGCTCGCCATCCGCTACGCCCTATCGGCTTTGGGGGCGCGCTTCGGCTTGGCCTTCGGAGCCTCCACAAGCTCTACCTGGCCGGACTGGATCAGCAGAGCCTCTTCGCCGAGGAAGAGTGCTCGCTCGAACGTCTCCCCTGGCTCCGTCTCATGGACGACGTTGCTGCCGACCACCTTGTACGTCTGCGGAACGATCTCGAGCAAGCCGCTCTGCACGTTCTCGCGCTCTTCTGCCTCGGAAAACTCCTTCTCGAACGTCTCGCCCTGGACGTAGGCGCCGTCTTCCGTGTGGACGGTGAGCGGCAGGAGGACGCGATACCGCCTCACGGGTTCTGGACGGTGAAGACGCCGATCGTGACGGAGGTCGTGAACGAGTGCGTGACCGTCGCGGAGCCCGTCGAGGGGTCGGCGAAGAACTGCGGCGGGAAGGGGCCGATCATCCGCTCCTGCCCGTTCGTGACCGAGACGGAGTTGTCGGAGATCGTGAGCCCTGGCGGGTCGCCGGCAAGCACCTGCACGACGCACGTGTCCGAGGATCCGCCGCCGTTCTTCACGTGGATGAAGCAGTTGGCGTCCGGGACGAACGTGTCGGACGCCGCGACGGCCGTGTAGGACGGCGTGATGCCAGTCCGCACAATGGTCTGCTTCGTCAGCGCCGCCATTCAGCCGCGCCTATCGGCTCAGGCGATGACTTGCACCTCGTACTGCGCGCGCCAGCCCGCTTGCCCCTCCCCGTACACCACCGGGTCGTAGCCCGAGAGTCCGGAGACGTACACGCTCGAGGCGACACCGCCAAGCGTCTGATCGGCCTCGAGCGCAGCGGGAACGGCGCCGGCGTCCACGATCTCGTCCAGGTTCACCTGCGCGGCCTCCTCGACTCCCGCCACGACGAGCACGGTCACCGTGAACACGACTTCGACGGGCGCCACGCCGTGATGCCCCATCGCGATCCTGCTCGTGCGTACCGGGGTGAGATACGCGCAGGGAGGCGATGGAGAAGAGAGCTGGTACTCGGACACCTGCCCGAGCCCGTCGACGGTGCGAAGGCGCGTTGCGAGCCCTTCGCGCAGCTCGCGCATGGTCGCCACTACGCGACGAGCACCTTGCGCGAGTAGGGCGTGAGCAGATCCTCCACGTCGGGGTCGATCGACATCATCCGAACGACGGCGCCGTCCATGCCGAAGCCGACGACGCCGTGGGGAGCCTCACGCAGTCGCTTCAGGAACCGATGCGCCACCATCTTCGTCGCCATCCGCACGGGCGAGGGCACCGCTGGCCAGCCGAACTGCCCCGTCAGCTCGACGGAGCGGGGGAATCCGGTCGGGAAGAAGTGTGCTCCGCTCGGATGCACGCACAGCTTCGACCACGGCTCGAGGTCGGAGGCGGCGTTGAGCGGCTCCCGAACGTAGTCGGTGTTCAGCGTCCAGGTGTTCTCGAACGTCCCGTCGCCCGCGTCGTCGGACTTGAGCGTCGTGATGACCGAGATGTCGTCGATCCTGAGCGTGTACGGGTCATCGGGCGAGTAGTAGCGCACTTGGTTCGCGTCCACGTCGAGGTAGAAGCGCCGATCGCAGAACTCGTCCACCTTGCGCGAGGCGGCGTCCAGCACGTCCCCGACGTCGAGGTCGTAGTTCTGAAGCCCGTCGAGCGAGATCGTCTTCTTCAGATCCTCGAGCTCGACGTAGACGCGGGAGGTCGGAGCGTGGGCGAGGATCTCGATGAACGCCTCGCCCATGTCCTGCGTCTTGCCTGCGGTCGTGACTTCCCACCACACGAGATATTTTTGAGCCGTGTCCACGTCTGCGGCCTGCCAGTCGTAGCGCACGGTCCCCGCAGGAGCCGAGACGATGACAGCGGCGGCGTCGACCTTCTTCGTGGACGAGCCGAGCGCGCGCATCTGAAACTTCACGGTGGAGCTCGAGAGGTCGAACGCCGCACCGCCGACCGTGATCGTCTCCGTGATGGAGGGGTTCCGGTTGCCGACGTGCCAGGCGAGGAGGTTGGGCACGTCTACCTACCTAGTTGTCGTAAATGGCCTTGATCGTGAACTGGATCGAGTCGCCGGACGCCAGGCCGATTCCGGTGAAATCGCCTTTCAGGTAGAGGTTCCCACCCGAGGCTGCATCGAACAGGCCCGCGTTAGTGACCGTGCCAGCTCCCGTCGCCGTGCGCGTCCCAACCACCTGGTAGGTGTCATTCGTTGTATTGGTCGTCTGCCGCGTCGAGGTCCCCGCCGTGTGATCCGTGCCCGCCGCTGTCGTCAGATCGACGAGCCGCTCGCCGAAAAGCGTCGTGTCCGTGCGCGCGGTCGTGCCCGCCGAAACGCCCCATCCGATGTTGAGCGGCTCGGTGCCCGAGCCCTTGAGGCGGTTGGTCGTGATGTCGAGCCCGCCGTCGACAACGAAGGTCGCCATTAGCCACGTCCGATCATGTAGCGGGGGAAGTCGAGGAGGTTGCGGCCGAAGGCTCCCCAGTGGCGGCGCTCGAGATTCCAGCGCGCAGCACGGAGCCAAAACCGCCGCGAGCCGAACTCACCGAAGTCGACTTCGTTGCCGTCTGCGTCGATCACCGTCGCGTGCATCTCATAGCGCACGACTGTTCTCGCCTGTACGTCTGCCACGTTTCCCCTATCGGCCTACCCCTGCCCTGGCGAGGGCGGGTCGTAGTGCTGAGAATCCGGGCTCCCGACATCGCCCCCGCCGCTTGGAGTGGGCGAGTCGAAGAATCCGGTGATCGCAGCAGCGCTGCCCGATATGAAGTCGGCCACGATAGAGGAGAGCGTGGTCGCAGTCGCGGTGATCCTCTTGCCGACGGACTTCGTGATCGTCGCCGTGGTCGTCGCCGTGGCGCTCACGAGCTTGGTGACGAGCCGCTGCATGGTGGCCGTGCTCGTCACGGTCGCTGTCACGTTCTTGCCTACCCTGCGGACGATGGTGGCCGTGCTCGTGACGGTCGCGCTGATGGTGAGGAGGATCACCTTGATCGCTACAAGCGTCGCCGTCACGGTGGCGTTTGCCGTCATGGCCTTGTTGATCTGCTTCACGACTGTCGCAGTCGTCGTGACCGTGGCCGTAACCGCCTTGCCAACCTGCTTCACGATCGAAGCCGTCGAGGTGGCGGTCGCGCTCATGACCTTGCCCACCTGGTTCTGAAGGGTCGCCGTCGTCGTGACTGTGGCGGTCAGCGCTTGCGGGAACGTCGTCCCACCCGGCGGCGCAGTAGGAATCCACCGCTGCGCGGGTATCCGGTGCGGAGGGCGCCGGAAGACGTACGACATTTAGAGGCCCTAGACTTCGGTCCAGTAAAGGCAGCCCGAGACAGTCACCGAGTCTGCGGGCGCGGCCATGAGCCGGAACGTCGATACCGGACCCTCGGCGGCGAGGTTCGAGAACTTCGGACGCAGCTCGGGCACCGGGAACCACTCGAGCGGGATGCGAATGTTCCAACCGATGATGTCGATGAGCGTCCCGCCCGTCGAGGCGGTGCCGCGGTTCGCGACGACGGCCGTCTGCACCGTGTTCGTGCCGGCGTCGTTCCCGTACTTCACCTCGGTCAGCGCCGTTCCCGTCGAGCCTGCGGTGGCGTCACGATAGAGGCCGATCCTCAGAACCTCCTCGTTCGCGTCTCCGAGGTCGGTCGTCTGGCAGAGCCTCATTCCGAGAAGCACGATCGCGCGGTCGGCGGCGGGCGTGATCTCGAACACGTCGGTCGCCGTCGTGAACGCCAGAGCGTCGATGGGCGCCGAGTACGTGATCATGTTCGGGAACATCGCTACACCTATCGGTTGAAGAGGCTTGGGAGCGCGGGTTGCCAGATGAGTGATGCAGTAGCCGCAGCCGCAGCCGGATGAATCGCAATTGTGTAGGCCGTCCAGCCGGTCGAGGGCGCCGAGTTAGTGAACGCTCCCGGGTCCTCGGACGACGCGGTGAGCTGCCGCTCGGCGGCTCCAACCCTTACGTTGGTATCTGGCGTTCCCCCCGTCCCGGAGTT